ACAGAGATAGCACCCCTGCACTGTCCTATTTTGTCCGTATTTTATGTGAGTTGTATAACAGTTTTGTTATAAACCGTTCGGAATGGCTGTTTGAACGGATTAATACTATATAGGGGCACAAAGTGCCCACTGATAGTAGCAAGCCTTTAGGGCTTGCGTTACAGACTGTATCTACTGTCTGTTTCTAACTGTCTGTATAACTATCAGTATAGTATGTAGATGGGACAGTTCTGTGACTTTTCAGAAGGGTAAAGCCAACCCCAGGACAGAGGCTATGGCTGGAGCAAAGGCTAAAGTAATAGCCCTTGTATCTGAAGGTTGGGCTCCCCACAAAGCAATGGCTGAGGTGGGCAAGCAACCCGACACTATCCGAATCTGGATGATGCGGGATAAGAAGTTTGCCGCTGACCTAGCCCAGGCAAAGGAAGACGCTAAAGAGCGTTCCCTGACAGCCCTTGGCATAGCCCGTGAGGATATAAGTTTTCCACAGTTCTCTGAGATGTTCTTAGAGCAGAAGGTCTTTCCCCACCATCAGGACTGGATTGACCTACTTGAGGGACGGGAGCCTAGTTGGCTCCACCATAATATGATTTATGAGAAGGGCGACCCTAATCGCCTTCTTGTAAATGTGCCGCCTGAGCACGCTAAGTCCACCGTGATTACGGTGAACTACTCTACCTACCGCATCGCACTAAATCCCAATGTCAGAATCATCGTAGTTTCTAAGACGTTGGTCAAAGCACGTGAGTTCGTGTATGCCATTAAACAAAGGTTAAGCCACCCGCGCTGGTTGAAGTTGCAGACAACATTTGGACCAGAAGGGGGATGGAAAGAAGATTCCGATACCTGGCGTGTTGACACCGTCTATTTGGGAAGCGATGCCCGTAATTCATCTGAGAAGGACCCGACTATCCAGGCACTCGGTATGGGGGGTCAAATCTACGGTGCCCGTGCCGACCTCATCATTCTGGATGACTGCATTACTACCGCTAACGCTCACGAGTATGAGAAGCAGATTAACTGGCTACAAAAAGAAGTTATCACCCGTTTAGGTAAGAACGGCAAACTACTAGTAGTGGGGACACGAATTGCGCCGACAGACTTTTACAAAGAACTCCGTGACCCGAAACATTGGTCGGGCGGTAAGAGCCCGTTTACTTACATGGGTATGCCTGCCGTGCTGGCATATGCGGATAACCCAAAAGACTGGGAAACTCTCTGGGCTAAATCGGACGTTCCGTGGGATGGCGATGATGAGACACCTGACGAGCAAGGGCTCTACCCGAAATGGGACGGTCCAACACTTGCCCGACGTAGAGGAGAGGTAACTCCATCTACGTGGGCGCTGGTCTACCAACAAGAAGATGTTAACGAAGATTCTATCTTTCCAGCCGAACTGGTTCAAGGTTCGCTCAATGGAATGCGTAAGCGTGGTCCGTTAAGACCTGGCGCTGCAGGACATCCAACGCAAGTTGAAGGTTATACCGTTGTAGGTTTTGACCCTGCTATGGCTGGCAACGCTGCTTTTGTTGCGATGACCTATAACAGACACGACGGAAAGATTTACATACTTGACTGCTTGAATATGGCAGAACCAACACCACAGAAGATTAGGCAAGCGATTGAAGACTTTGTTCAAAGGTTTAAGCCGCAGGAACTCCGCGTTGAAATCAACGCCCACCAAAAAGCCTATGCCCTTGACTCCGACTTACAGCAATGGCTGGCATCTTATGGTGTTCGCCTCAATGCTCACTTCACTGGAAAGAATAAGTGGGATACCAACTTCGGAGTCGCAGGAATGTCTACGCTCTTTGGAACTGTCACCAACGGCAAGCACCAAAAGAACAACATCATTGAACTGCCTAGCACTGAAGGTTCTGAAGGACTTAAGGCTTTAGTTCAACAACTTATTACGTGGAAGCCTAACACCAGAGGCAAGACTGACTGTGTGATGGCTATGTGGTTTGGTGTTCTACGTTGTCGTGAATTTATGCAGCAAAACTCTTATGTGCAAAAGTATGCTCACAATCGTTGGGCTACTAGGGCACAGGCACAAAAACGTTATTCAGTAAATCTAGACGAAGCCATTGCAGAGCAGTGGCAACAGACATACGGATAGGAACTAAATGTTATCTATTGAGCAAATCTCAGCCCGCGTAGAGAATCTACGTGAGCGTTCTGCTGAGCGTGATGCACGCCAACAAGACGTGCTTGCTGTCCGTAAAGGTCAGATTGCTAGCGTATATCCTGATTTCTTTCCTGAAGGTGTAGATGCAAATGTCGTTGCAAATTTTATTGACATTGTTGCACGTGACTTGTCAGAGGTTATGGCGCCTCTACCGTCGGTCAACTGTTCGGCAGCGAATCAGGCTAATGACCGCGCTCGTAAGTTTGCTGACACCCGCACTCGTATTGCTACTAATTATTTTGCTCATTCGGACCTTCAGGTCCAGATGTATACAGGCGCAGACCTATACATCACATTCGGTTTCGTTCCATTCATAATTGAGTTGGACGAAGAAGCAGGGCTGCCGCGTATCCGCATAGAAAACCCAGTGGGCGCTTACCCAGAGTTTGACCGCTATGGTCGCTGCATTGCCTTTGCAAAACGCTACTATATGGCTACTGGAGAACTTGCTTCGCAGTTCCCTGAGTATGCAAACATCTTGCTTGGCAGAGAAATGTACAAGTCAGATATGAACTCACAGTTAGAGGTTGTCCGTTATTACGACGACCAGCAATCTATTCTGTATGTACCAGAACGCAACAACCTAGTACTGTCACAGGCTAAGAATCCTATTGGCAAGATGATGGTTGTAGTAGCACGCCGTCCGTCAGTTGACGGCGAGATGCGGGGACAGTTTGATGACGTACTCGGTATTCAGTTGCTTCGCAATAGGTTCGCATTACTTGCGATGGAAGCAGCGGAAAAATCCGTTCAGTCTCCAATTGTTCTTCCGTCAGATGTTAATGAACTGGAGATGGGTGGCGATGCAGTTATCCGCACTGCTAACCCTGCTGGTGTACGCCGTGTTGATTTAAATATTCCACCTGGAGCATTTACAGAACAACAGATACTTCAGCAAGAATTACGTACTGGAACACGTTATCCAGAGGGACGTACAGGAAATATTGATGCCAGCATCATTACGGGACAAGGTGTGCAGGCACTTATGGGAGGCTTTGACACACAGGTCAAGTCTGCTCAGGCTATCTTTGCTTCATCACTGCGTGATGTTATTTCTGTTTGCTTTGAAGTAGACGAGAAGTTTTTTGATTATGAAAAGACTATTCGTGGTGTAGATGCTGGTAGCCCATACCAGATTACATATAAGCCATCTAAGGATATTAAGAAAGATTACTCAGCCGATGTTCGCTACGGAATGTTGGCAGGGCTTAACCCAGCACAAGGTCTTATCTTTATGTTGCAAGCACTTGGCGGAGGTTTGATTTCAACAGACCTTGCTATGCGTGAATTGCCATTTGGCATTAACGTAACACAAGAGCAAGAAAAGATTGAGATTGAAAATATGCGTAAGTCGCTTGTTCAATCTTTGCAATCCTATACACAAGCCATCCCACAGATGGCAGTTCAAGGCGGGGACCCGTCAATGGTCATTAAGAAAATTGCTGACGTAATTAAAGCACGTCAGAAAGGTGTGGCTATTGAAGATGCAGTTGAAGAAGTATTTGCTCCAGAAGAATTACCTCCTGCTGGTCCTGCCGAACAAATGGTTGAGCAACCGTCCCCTGCTCCCGCTGGCGCTCCAGTAGGAGGCGCTCCTGAACAGGTACCTTCTTTACAAAGTTTATTATCTAATTTAACTTTAGGTGGACAGGCTAGCGCAAGCGCAAGAACTGTAACTCGGAGGTAGTTATGCCACCGCGTAAAAAGAAACAACCACGTGCTCGTAAGCCACGCACTGTACAGAATGAAGAATATACAGCCTTAGAAATGTACTGCATCTGGCTTAATGAGTATTACAACTCATTGCTTAAGGCTGGGTTTAAATCAGATTTAGCACTGTCATTTGTTATGGATAAAACTTCTTACCCAAACTGGGTTGAATATAAAGCACCTACTGAAGATGAAATTAAAAAATATCTAGATGAGGAGGACGAAGACTAATGGCAGGAGTTGGCGGTTATCAAGCACCTACTAATCCAGCAGTTGTATCTGGTCCTGGAGCATTAAGCAAGCGTACTGATGGTTCACCATCACAGCCTGCTACATATATTTCTGGTCTGCCTTATGGTCAAGGTGAGGCTACCTATAACCAACAAACTGCTGCTCCTATGGCTGAGGTAGAACAAGTACCACAACGCCCACTAAAGCCTGTTGTAGGAATTAACGAACCAACTCAATTTCCCAATGAGCCTATTTCTTTTGGCGCTGATTGGGGAGATGGACCTGGTCTTAGGGCTGTAGTTAATCAAGGTCCGTCATTGCTTCAGACCGTGGAAAAAGCAATGCAATACGACAACACAGGTTTAATGGAATTTTTGTATAACAGATTGAATAAATAACCTATGTCAATTCAGGATTTTGTTCCAGTAACTATTGATGTGGAGACATTAAAGAATTCTCCCGAACTTATTCAGGTTCGTAATGCTGGTAATTGGACACCAGATGAAAGCGCATATTTAAATTCATTGGCAAAGTTGATGAACTTAAATACGTTTTTATCTTCTGATTCAAACCTTAAAGTAGCAAAAGATACTTTTGCACGCCTTGACCCTGAATTACAAAAGGCTCTTATACAAATTAACCCAGAGGCAGAATACGCACGCCCTGATAAAAACTTTTTGCAGAAAGTATTTTCTAAAGAAAACAACTACCTGCTTCAATTAGTTAGTGACCCACTACGCACTTTAGAAAAAGTGGGCAATACTTGGATTAGCGCCGTAGAAAATACAGCCTTAAATATTCTTAATGCTGGAAATAAACAAGGTGAATTAGTACGGGCTGCTTTAGGTCAACCTAGTGCTTTAGAAAAAGTAACCAGTGCTGATTTTTGGAAAGATGGTTGGAATGGTTACAATAAATGGAACCAGGCTGGCATTGAAAGATTAGATGAAGAATACAATCTTGCTACTGGTATTTTAGCACGTGGAATTATTGATGGCAAAAGTACGTATGAGATTTTTAAAGAATACGGAACTATTGATGATGATATGGCTAATGCTTTCTTTAAGGTTGGCACACCAGAATTTGATGAAATTGTAGCCAGATATAATGCTAAAAAAATTAACCTTGGTACATTGATTAATGACTGGGCTAATGGCTTTGCACCGTATAAAGAAAATCCTACAACTGCAGATACTATTAAAGATACTTTGGCTTCAACTGTCCTATCCATTGGCGGTATCAGGGGCGTAAAAAGAAATGAAAAAACTGGTGAATTTGAGACTGAAAAACTTTTTGGTCAAGGATACGGAGACCCATCCACAGGTTTAGACATTGCTGCTACTTTCTATGTAGACCCGCTTACCTATATGACAATGGGTGGAAGCCGTAGCATAAATGCAATGAAGGCTGCTAGAACTGCAGAAGAATTAGCCAATGCTGTTGACTTAACGACTAAGATTCAAAAACTAGATGACTTGTTTAAAGACCCGCAATGGATTGCTAAAAACGATTCTTTTATTCAAGACTTTAATCAGTATAGAGAAGCACTTGATAAAAAAGAAACTATTGCTTCAGCCAATGCTCGTATAAAAATTTCTATAGACCATCCTGAGTATGACGATGACGAACTACTCGGTATTTTAACTAAGGCTACAGTTAAAAAAGAAGGCAATGAAGTACCTATTACCGACCTAGAAACTTTTGAGTCTTTTCTTAAAACTGGTGAATATACAAATTATATTATTAATGGCAAAGTAAATAATCTACTAACTATGCGTGAAGAAAGCGTGGCTCTTCAAAATCGCCAACGCCGTATGGTTAATGGTATGCGTAGTTATGCTGCTAAGGTATTTCAAGGTTTAGATAAAGATGTAGTTATTGGCAAAAAAGAATTAAGTGAACAAACAGTAAAAAACTGGCAAGATATTGAACAACAAATTCTTAAGCGCCCAACAATACTTCCAAATGAAGCAGTGACGCCAGAGGCTCTAATGGAAATAGAGCGTAATGAAGCATTATTAAATTCATTGACAAAACCTAAAAAGTATCAGGGTATGGAAATGCGCCGTGCTTTTGGTGAACTTTTAGCCCGTATGCCATCCGAAGGTGCTCAGATTTTTTGGGCAGATGCTTTAGTGGATAAAGGTTTGCCATTTTTCCGTGATTATGCACGTTTAGTAACTGGCGATAAAATGCGTGCTGAGTTTCTTACTCAGTTGTATAAGAAAAGTTCAGTTACAGACCGCATTAATATTATGTTTAATCTAGACAAAATCTATCTAGATTCTATTGGTGCTGCCTTTACGGCTGAAGGTTTAAATTATCGCAATACCGTACTACAAAGTCGGTATATGCCAGATAAAACTGCCAGTATTGTTGACTATACAGTTGAAACTTCTGACGTTTTTAAGGCTTATGATGAGGTTAATCCTGTTCCACCAGGACCGTCAGCGCTGTTTCACACTACAGAAGGCATTACCCTTCTGCGTTTTGACACTGTTATCAAAGATATTTATGACCGTATTGGTGGCGCTGTAGGTCAAACAAAATTTAAATATGGTAAAACACCAGTTTATAAAGACCTTATTAAAAAACTTGGCTATATGTATTATACGGGTTCTACTAATAACTCCGTATCACGGGCTATTAACCGTGGGTTTTCCTTTGCTCTGTTGTTTCCTAAACTTGGTATTAAAGCAGCCTTTGATGAGGCAACAGTTTTAGCAAATGTTACTACGCCAGCAATGCTTTTTGATATGTTGTATGGTAAAGGTCGCCAATTAACTAACATACACACGGCAATTACTGGCTCTAATATGAGTCAGGGTTTCTTAAAAGAAAAGTTTCTTGATGTAATTGGCAAAAACCCAGCAAAGTTTAGAAGTGCTGAGCAACGCCGTCTTGACCGTCAAATGCGTGAGGTTGAGACTGAGTTTATTGACCCAGATACGGGCAAGGTTGTAAAGCAAACTGAACTTATTACTGCTGATGAGTTTTTTGGAATGAGCCCAGATGAGTATTTGGTTCGTGCGGCAATTGCAAAGTATGGCAGCAAACTAGATGAAGATGATATTCGTTATCTTATTGAAGATTATATGGTTGATGGCAATGCTGCTGATGCTATGGTTGGTTCTATTATCGGTGCTACCTTTGGTGAGGCAGTAACTGAGGCTAATCTAGCCCGCCAGATTTATGGCGCTAGCCCCTTAACACAGGCTATTGAAACTAAAGGATTAGAAATTCTTGGTAAACCTGTCTGGGATAAGTTTAACAAACTTAAAACTGCTGAAAGAACATTGGCTCACTATAGATATTTCTACTTACTATTTGCTAAAAATGAAAAGTATGGAATTAACTTTGGTGATTTATTTATACAGACTAATGCTTTACGCACAGCACAAGATGTAGATACTTTTGTTAAGTATGGTATGTCAAAAGTTGGTTGGAACCCAGATAATCCTAAGCCAGACATTGCCAAGATGTTTAATGACCGTTTTGGTCAAGTATCTACCCTACGTTCATTAGGTTTTACAGAACGTGAGATTAGCGAATCCCTTATTGTTAATGCTGCTAAGGAAATGCGGTACGTATTTCACGGCAGTGGGACTGCTTTTAATGAAGATTTACTTAAATTAATCCAAGATAAACTTTGGACTGCTAAAGAAAAAGTAGGCAAAGCCTCTTACTACGAAGAAAAGAAAATGATTCAGCGTGAAGCCGCTGGAGAACCATCGCAACTTGTTTCTAAAGCAGAACTAAAGCGCAGACGTGACTGGGAAAGAAAGCAAGTTCAGCCTTCCACTCAAATAGGCAATATCACTTTTGAAGAATTTGAAAAGGCTACGGCTAATTACCCTATTAAAGGTCAAATCCAAACAGATATTAATTTTGATGACCTTGGGGTAATTCCTGAAAGAGGTTTTGTTGACCGCGCTATGGTCAAAGGCTATGAGTTTATGGACCGAGAGGTCAATGACGTTATTCGTTCTGACGTATACCGTTTGAAGGTATTAGATGAACGCAAGAAGTTAGCCCCTGACCAGGCTATGCTAGAAAAAACTCTAATAGAGAATGGCTCTGACCCAGATATTGCTGCTGTCCAAGCAGCAGGTATTATGGCTAATCAAGCACGTCATAATGCTGCCAATACAATTTTAAAATATGTGGATAATCCACAGGTGCGTTCCCAACTAGCGTTTAATATGCGTGTAGTAGGACGGTTTATTCGTGCTACCGAAGACTTTGCTAAAAGAGTTATTCGTTGGGTAGCCCGTCATCCAGAATCTATTCCTTGGAGATTGGGTCATTTGAGCCACGCTACCGATGGCAGCGGTATTACCTATGATGACCAAGATGGTAATAAGTATGTTGTTATTCCTAATGATGGTGTCTTTTGGCAAGACGTAGCACCAGCAATTGCTATGCTTCTTAATCCACTTTATTCAGTACCTATGGCTGGAAAAAGCATCCGTACAGGAAACTGGGATTTCTTTAAGCAGGCTGAGTGGAATCAATATACAATGAAGGTATCTTTACTTAACCCTTCATACTCAGAGAGTGCTGGTCTTTATACTTTTACTGGTCCTAACCTTGCTATTCCTGTAGGCGGTATTCGTGACTTACTGGTAGGTATAGGGGTTAATCTACAATCTAAAGAGATTTATAACTTTGGTTTATCTTTGGATAATATCTTGCTCGGAGAAGTTAGCGATAATACAAACCTTTGGAGAGCAACTATTCCACCAGCAATTGCTAACTATTACAAGGCTATGACTGGTGATTACAAAGATAACCAAGGTGTTATTGCTGCATATCAGGCTATTAGTTATATGCAATATAACCCAGCAACTGCAAAGAGTCCAGAAGATTTTCTTAATGCAAATGGCGAACTAGACCCATCTAAAGCACAAGAGTTTCTTAATGAATGGCGTATCCAGACCGCTAACGTATTAGCACAGAAGGCTGGGTTTAATACAATTTTCGGTGCTCCACTACAACTAGGTCAACCAGATGTTCCTTCGTATATGCGAAAGAACCAAGTCGTAACCTTTACTAAGGAGTATGGAGACATACTTAGAGGGTTGTTACAGTTTAATCAGGAAAACGGTTTTGTTATTGAAGACCCGTATTCTGTGGCTGTATCTCTGCACGCTCAATACAGACCTGGAAAACTTATTTTCCAAGTATCTAAAGGACTTAATGAGTCCAAGGTTGCTATTAACTATAGCAAAGAAACACTAGACTGGGCTATAGAAAATAGAAAGTTTATTGAAAGATACCCAACTGCTGCTTGGATATTTGCTCCGAATATTGGAGAGTATGACCCGAAGGTCATTACTTATATGCAGGCTGCTGACTTATTGCCACCAAATGAGAACCCATTTGATTGGAACAATAAACTATTAAAAGAATATATTGAGCGCACTACGGTTGCTAAGTTAATGTCTGAGTATTATCAGTATGATAAAGATGTAGACAGACTACTTAATGACCCTAATAACCCTAATAGAAACTTTGTTGATTATCGTAAAGAAGTCCGTGCTAAGGCTGCTGCCGAAAAAGAGCGGTTAATTAATACTAATCCTCTGCTTAAAAGTGTCTTTGGCAATAGAGGATTTATGACTATTGAGGGACTTCGTGACCAATTCTTAGAACTTAAGAATATTGTTAATAAGGATGAATTTCCTGCAAGTCTTTCTGTAGAAAATAGAAACCTTCTTAAATCTATGGTAAGAGCCTCTAATGAATTATTAATAGCGGCTGAAAGCAATACTATTGATAATCAGTATATGGGTAACACGGTTCTAGAACAGCAACTATCAGATTCATATGAGCGGTTAAATAAACTTGCTAGCACAAATGCTATTTTATCTGAAGCCTGGTCTGGAATTATTAGACCATTATTAGATAAAGCATATAACACTCCATTGCGAACTGTAAGAAAGCCTGGTGATTAATGACTCCTCCTAAGATAACTAAGGGTGGTCCAAGACCTCAGCGTAAAGACTATAAAACAGATGCTGAGTTTCTTAAGGCTATGGAGCAATGGAATAAATTAAATGTAGGTACTCCTACCACATCTTCTCCTACAGTTACTTCACAAGGTGTTGTTTCTACCAATCCAGTAGAGTCAAGCGCACGTGTGCAGTCTGGCAAGGTAAGAACTGACTGGAACATATTTACAGATGGTGGACTTAATATCCAAGAGGGAGATGCAGAAGTAGGGCAAACGCCTTATGTAACTGCACGTCTTCCAGAATACGGCGAGAAAGAACCTACCCCTGTAGTTATTCTTCCTTCGGCAGACGGCAATGGATTCATTATTGTTCCCCGTGAAGAATTGCTCCAGACAATTATCAAGGATATACAGCGTAATCCTGGCAATGTAACTTACTGGAAAAGCCAGTTAAAAGATTATTATAAATCTGATGATGCTTTTCAGCGTTCATTACGTGGCGGTCCCGTAACCGATAAAGATACAGAATTTTTATTTGCGCTGCGTAGAGCATTGGGTGAGATTGGCGCTAATAACTTTTCTGCTGGTGCGGAGAATGTAAGAAGAAATCAGTTAAATGCTTCTGGTTTTTATGATATTAATTCTTGGCTTACAAGTAGAACTCCGCTTCCTGGTCGTCAGAGCACAAGCACATCTACTAGAAACTTCACTTTAAAAGCAGATGCTATTGCTGACTTTATGCGTGAAGTTCAAGTACAGGTGGGAGACCCTAAACTTGTAAACAATGTTAAAGAATTAGCCGAAGCATACTGGGAAAAAGTACATTCAGAAGAACTAAAGCGTATGGGTCAAAGCACTTCCGTCTATGACCCTATCACTGGCAAAACAGTAAGCACTAGCACTGGTTTCCAGATGCCATCGGAGCAATTGCTTAAAGAATGGCGCATTAACTTTATCACCAAAGGTGCTATGGATAAAGATAAAGTTATTTCTACAGGTATTAGAAATGTAACTCCAATACAATTGCAAGATGCTGGCGGTGATTTAGGCGATAACTATACAAAATTAAAAGGTTACGCTTATGAATATGGTGTAAAGATTAGTGATGAAGAACTGAAAAACAAAGCAGCGGAAGCATCGCTTCCAGGTGGTTCTATAGATGAACAGAAAAGAAGTATTCAGTTAGCATCACGCGCTACCTATAAAGCCTTGGCTCCTTATATTGAGGGTGGATTAAAAGTTAAAGATGTTGCTAGCCAGTTTATGAAAATGAAAACCGATGAACTAGAACTTATGGATGGGGCTATAGATATTTTTGACCCAGATGTTCAGATGGCATTAAGCGGCGACAAATTGCCAGGTAGTAATGAATACTTAATGAAAGTACGTGCTAATCCTAATTGGAGATTTACCAAGAAAGCCAATGAAGGGGCTGCTGGATTTATAGATGCACTTCTTAAGATGTGGGGGAAGGTGGGATAATGCCTAGATACTTAACAGATGAAGATTTGCAAGAGCAAAAGCGTATTACTAATGCACAAGGAATGGTTCAGGCAGCACAATTTCCCACAACAACACCATTTGAAAATTTAGATGAAGAACAGAAGCGTATGCGTAATGCAGCCGCTTATGCTACAGATGTTGCTTTAGCATCTGCTCCTGCAATTCCTACAAACTTTAATCCTGCTGCATTCCGTATTGCTGAGGAAGCATCTATGGGTGCTCCTATTCCTGCTGGTGTGCAATCGCAATTTCCTTTCCAACCGATAGCAAAAGAAATTCCCGATACAACTCCAGATACAACTGATAAATATGAATTTAAAAATGGACTTCTTTATAAAAATGGAAGTTTATTTAGCGGAGAATACAACGGCAAAAAATATTCTAACGGAAAAGAAGAATCTACTGATTCTAATGGATTTCCTAAAGCAGGAACTATTCTTCGTTATCGTGCTGGTAGGGCTGGCTTTAGAATTCCTATTATTGCCGATGGCAAGGGTGGAGAATATGAAGGCGCAGAAGTTGCCGACCCAGATTATAAGCCAGGTGGCGGTGGCAATCAATTTGTAGAGTACGAATACTCTAAAGATTTTAAGAAACGCCGCGCTAAGTATTTTAATTCTGCTACTGGTGCATTCTCCTATGGTGAGTGGGAAGACACTCCTATGACCAAGGAAGAATACGATGCACAACAGGCTAAAAAAATAGCAGAAGAAACAGCATTAAATCAAAAACGGGATGCTTTTGCTCTTATTGAAGCCACAATGCGTTCATATGGATTTACAGAATCTGAACTAAAAGAACTAATTGATTATATTCAGGCTGGTTTACTTAACCCTGCTTTAGGTGCAAATCAAATGGTTTTACAACTGCGTCAATTAGCATCATATAAAGCACGCTTTGCTGGTAATGAAGAACGTAGGGCAAGAGGATTAAATGCTTTAGATGAATCTGACTATTTGCGTCAAGAAAATGCTTATTCTGAAACTTTTCGCCAGTATGGTCTTCAAAGATTTGTTACTCGTGGTCAATTTGCCAATCTCATTGGCAATGATATATCTAACACTGAATTAAGTAAACGTGTTAATTTAGGTGTTAATAGATTACAAAATGCTGACCCAGCAATTCTTGCTCAATTACGTAAATACTATAACATAAATGATTCAGATATTATTGCATATATTCTAAATCCTAAAGAAGTTCTTCCAGAACTAGAGGCTAAAACAACACAGGCTGAAATCGGTGCTACTGCAGCGCAGTATGGATTGAATGCTGATTTAGCCAGAGCAAAAGAACTTCAACAATACGGAGTTAATTTAGATGAAGCACGTATGGGTTATTCAAGGATAGCAGAAAGACTACCTCGTGCTACAACTCTTGCAGATATTTATAAACAAGCAGGAATTGATTACACTCAAACAACTGCAGAACAAGAAGAATTTAAAGGACTTGCTTCTGCTAAACGTGCTCGTGAACGCTTGAAAGAACTAGAAATTGGTTCCTTTACTGGACAATCTGGTTTAGGCAAGACATCACTTAACCGACCTTCGGGCGGAAGAATATAGATTCCTGACGTGGACCGACCAGCCCCACGCAGTGTACAAGACTGGTAGCAAGAGCCAGCCTGCTTACCCCTGAGCAGAACTGTGGCTTGCGACTAACTAACGATAGAAAGGGTGGTTGCTATGAGCAACAACTACTGGGATGAAGAAGACGACGAACAAGATACACCAGACCATCAACTCTCTGGCGATGACTTAGTTAAGAAACTAAGAAAAGCCAAGCGTGCTGATGAGAAGCGTATCAAGGAACTTACCGAACAACTTGATGGATTCCTCAAGGAGAAAAAGGAAAAGACCGTCGCCGATGTCCTGGCAAAAAAGGGAGTAAACGCTAAGGCTGCAAGACTTATTTTGAAAGATGTGCAGGAAGCCACTGAGGAGTCTATTGACTCTTGGCTCCGTGATAACGGAGATTTAATCGGCTACAACCCACAGGTTCAGAATGAAGATACGCAGCAGAATCTTGCGACTTTGCGTCAGCAAGACATTCTTACCCAAGGCGGTATTGCTCCAGACAAAGCCGTAGATTTAGAGCGACAACTAGAAAATGCCGACTCTATTGATGATTTAATGAATCTCCTACGCAATTCCTAATCCGTTCATAGTCACTTGGAGGTGACAACTCAATGGCTAATGCCTATACCGATACAGGTTCCTCCTCACTCGGAGGTTCCGTTGGTGGCGCAGGTCTAGTACAGAAGGCGTATGACCGTCTTCTAGAGTTTGCTCTCCGTTCAGAACCACTACTTCGTTCTGTCGCAGACAAGCGTCCTGCTCGCCAAGCATTCCCAGGTTCAACCGTTGTTCTACAACGCTACGTTGACCTTGACCCAAAGACCTCTACTCTATCTGAGACAACAGACCCAGATGCAGTAGCGCTCACAACCCCAACTTCCGTCACCATTACTCTTAATGAGTACGGTAACGCAGTTCTTGTAACCCGCGCTCTTGAGTTATTCTCACTCGCAGATGTAGACCCAGCAATTGCAAATATCATTGCATATAACCTTGCTGATTCTATTGATGATGTAGTGTCAACAACTCTCACTGGCGGAACAAACGTAATTTACGGTGGTGCTCGTACTTCTACAGCAACCATCACTGCATCTGACACGATTGACTCAGCAGACATTCGCAAGGCTGTTGCTAAGTTGCGTGCAAATAAGGCTAAGGCTCGCCGTGGCTCTTATTACTGGTGCGGTATTCACCCAGAAGTTTCACACGACCTTCGTGCAGAAACTGGAAATATGGGCTGGAACTTCGTCCACGCACAAACTGCACCTGCTGCAGACAAGATTTGGGCTGGCGAAATCGGAGACTACGAAGGTGCATTCTTCGTTGAATCTTCACGTATCCCATCTGCTAAGGATGGTGCAGACCAGACTGCTCTTGCTACAACCGCTGTAACTGTTGCTGGTACTTCAGCAGGCTTCACCTTCGGTGTTGCTTCTTCTTCCGTCATTGCTTCTCGTGCAGAAGTTGGTGACAAGATTGCTGGAACTGGTATTGCTTCAGGTGCAAAGATTTCTGCAATCAGCACAACTGGCTCAACCACAACCATTACTGTAGACACAGCGAACACCGCTGCTGTTACTGCTACAACAACTGTAACTGTAACTCCAGTAACCCGTGTATTTGATACTCTCCTCTGCGGACAGCAAGCACTTGCTGAGGCTGTTGCAGAAGAACCACACATCGTTATCGGAAACGTAACCGATAAGTTGATGCGCTTCCGCCCAATGGGCTGGTACGGCGTACTCGGCTTTGCACGTTACCGTGAAGAAGCGTTGTATCGTATTGAAACTGGTTCTTCAATCGCTGCTCTCTAGTTGATTGACTCTGAGGGGCAGGCATATTTGAAAAGTCTGCCCCTTCGGGGTGAGTTCACTAGGAGGACTTATGACTAATTGGTTATTTAAAACACCAACAGTAGAAGAAGGACCTGCTGGTCAGGCTCGTCTATTTGAGTTCTACAAGATTGACCGTGGCATAACTATTGTCAGAGATGTAGATGGTGACTATGCACAGGTTCGTTATCTACAAGATAGTGACTATGCAACCTATCCTGAGATTTATCAGGGTGGCTATAACCATACTGTAGATGATGTTACTAAAGCAGCGCTTATTGCTGGCAATGTAGGAGTAACAGAAAGTAACTTTACTGCACTATGAAGCACTGGGAATACCATCCTGAGTATGTAGACGGCTGCTTTGGATGCAAGGGGATGAGCGTTCAGATGAACGCAGGTGATGCTGATAGTCGGCGCAGTATGCCGAATAAAACATTTAACGCAGAATTGAATGCCTATAAAGAGGCTAGAGCCCAAGGCATTCAGCCAAATGGAACTTCTATGGCGAAGATTCAAGAGGCAGTCAAGGCTAGTGAGGTATTAGGTAAGCCGTATAACGGCAACAAGATGCCACCAGCCAAATCAATCAACAAACAAACAGCAGCAGTGATGAAAGAAATAGGAGCATAGTATGCCAAAGGTCGGAAAAAAGAAATTCCCATACACAGCCAAAGGTAAGAAAGCCGCTAAGGCTTATGCAATGGGCGAGAAGATGGAATCTAAAAAAGAAAAAATGATGGAAGCCAAAAAAGGTATGAAGAAGATGGCTGTTAAGAAGATGAAGAAGAAGTAATATGGTTGGCAAAACACGTGTAGGTCAGAGCAAATCAACTGTTGCTCGTTATATTCAGAACGTAGCCAAAGAATATGCAGAGTGGAACGAAAGCGGAAGAACACAATCTGAGGCTGGACAGTTCTGGGGTGCAGTTCTACAAGGACGTCGTTATGACAAAAAGGGCAAACAGAAATGAAGGCAAAAAAAGGAATGGGATTCAAAAAAGCCCAATCACAAATTGCCAAAAAGCAGGGTATCTCTATGGAGCGTGCAGGAGCAATCCTTGCGGCTGGTGCTCGGAAAGCCTCACCAGCAGCCAAGAAGAAGAACCCAAACCTCAAGAAGGTTAAAGGCAAGGCTAAGAAAAAGTAATGTCTTCAGGTAAATATAAACCGCACCGCGGATTTAACTCTGTTCAAATCAGAGATGGCTACGTGGTGCGGTTAAACAAGAATGGAACAGTAAGAGCAGTACTAGGAAAGTATGGGGAATATGGCAAACAAGAAAGACCCGCGGCTCGCTAGAGCAGGTGTCTCTGGCTTTAATAAGCCTAAGCGCACACCTAACCATCCTAAAAAATCACACATTGTTGTGGCTAAAGAGGGCAGTCAAATTAAAACTATCCGCTTTGGTGAACAAGGTGCTAAGACTGCTGGCAAACCAAAGGCTGGAGAGTCTGACCGTATGAAGAAGAAGCGTGCATCTTTTAAGGCACGCCACTCTAAGAACATTGCCAAAGGAAAAATGTCTGCTGCTTACTGGGCAGATAAGGTGAAATGGTGAAGAAAAAAGCATTCTGGGACAGAAAGAATCCTAAAAAGAAATCTACAAAATTAACGCCAGCACAAAAATCTGCTGCTAAAAAACGTGCTAAGGCTGCGGGTAGACCATATCCAAACCTTGTAGATAATGCAGCGGTATTAAAAAAGAAAGGTAAGTAATGGCAACGGGCACAGCAGGTAGTTCATTTACTAGCGAACTCAATCGCTTGGCTAACGGTGGGACATATCCAGCAATTACGGCTTATCAAGCCCCGACTGCTGCAGCCAATGACTATGCAGGAACTACTGGTCTTGCTCTTGTTGCAGCATTAAATAAAGCAGCAGATGCTAACCGTCAACCAGATGACTATAAAGCCCTTGGTGGTATCTGCAATGAACTAGCAGGAACTAGCGGGCTTTCTCCTACTGATGCTTTAAGGAGCATAAACCTATGACATATACCTTGGCACAGATGATGGACGAAGTCCAGATTAACCTATCTGGATATACCTATCAGCAAGACCGCTCTACTTATCTTACTGCTGCTGTCACCACAACCACTTCTCCTAGTTCATCACCACTTGTTCTCAGCCTTGCTTCTACTCAAGATTTAGGCAAAGGTGTTATTGAGATTGATGATGAGTTGTTATGGGTAGACACTGTAGACCGTGTTGCTAACACTGCAACTATTTCACCATATGGTCGTGGCTATCTTGGCACTACTGCTTCTACTCACGCAGTAGATACAAAGGTAACTGTTAGCCCAATCTTCCCACGGGCAAGTATTACTAAGGCTATTAACGACACTATCCACGCAGTTGGTGGTGCTATCTATGCTACAAAGCAGACTACATTTACATATAACGCTGCAGTTACTACTTATGAATTCCAAGACCTAGGCATTGAAAATATCCTATCTGTCTCTTGGCAGGATATTGGTCCTACTAAAGAATGGATTAGAGTTAATCGTTGGTCATTTGACCCGTTCGCAGATGTAAGTACTTGGGGTTCTAATAGCCAGACCATCACTATTGGTGATGTAATTATTGCTGGTAGAACTGTCAAGGTTATGTATGCAACTAGCCCATCTGTCTTTACTTCTACTAGCCAGGACTACACTACACAGACAGGACTACCTGCTAGCACTAAAGATGTAGTTATTCTTGGTGCTGCATACAGATTATTGCAATACCTAGACCCAGCCCGTGCTGCTCAGTACAGCCCACAGGCTGATGAGATTGATGCAAAGCGCCCATTTGGCGCAAGCAATACCGCTGTCCGTCAACTCTTTGCGCTGTATACACAGCGTCTTAATGAGGAGCGGAGTAAGCAACAGAACCAGTATCCCCCACGAGTTCACTACAGCGCCCGATAGGAACATAAATGACCACACGCCAATACTCATCCCGCTCTCAGCAGACTACGCTGACTGGTGCCATTACATCTGGCGCTACGTCTATGACTGTCGTATCTGGTACAGCACTGCTAGGCGGTGTAACAATCCCTGCTGGTCGCACCTTTACATTAGTAATTGATGTTGATACAGCGCTAGAAGAAATTGTAGATGCCACTGCGGTATCTACCAATACCTTTACAATCACTCGTGCTATAGATGGTTCTTCGGCGCAAGAACATTCTGCTGGTGCAGTTGTCCGACATATGGCAATTGGTCGTGATTATCGTGATGCTAACTTACACGCAGAGGCTAGCGGTTCCTACAATGATGGTTCAGGTAGCGCCCACACAATGCACGGCATTGCTGCTGGCGAAGGTGACGTAGTAGGTACAGCAAAGACTCAGACGCTTACTAATAAAACACTTACCAGCCCAACTATTTCTAACCCTACAATTACTGGAACATCTGGTGTTGAAACTAGCATTGTATTTGAAGGCTCTACTGCAGATGCCTACGAGACTACCCTGACTGTAGTTGACCCAACACAGGACAACACAATCACCCTACCTAACACAACAGGTACGGTAGTCATTGCAGATGCTACTCAAACCCTAACTAACAAGACTCTAACTAGCCCCACCATCTCAGGTAGTCCAGTCATAACTGGTCTATCCAGCGCAGGTATGATTTCATCCTCTGCTACCCCTAAAGATTATGTAGATAGCATTCTAGGCTCAGCAACGGCTGCAGCAACCTCAGCAGCATCGGCTGCTACCAGTGCTGCCTCTGCCGCTACAAGTGCCTCTAGCGCGGCTACAAGCGCTTCTAACGCCCTCACTAGCGCCAACAGTGCATCTACCTCAGCCACAGCAGCAGCCACCTCTGCAGCCTCTGCAGCGACTTCTGCTACGGCAGCAGCAACTAGTGCTACTAGCGCAGCAGCCAGTGCTACTACGGCTGCTAACTCTGCTACTGCTGCAGCCACATCGGCTACTTCGGCTGCTACTTCAGCCTCCTCTGCTTTAACTTCGGCTAACAGTGCTGCAACTTCTGCTGCATCTGCTGCAACCTCTGCCTCTACTATGGCAGCCAGCGTTGCCGCTGCTGCTACATCTGCTACCTCTGCTGCTGCTAGCGCAACTGCTGCAGCAACAAGTGCTGCTAGCGCAGCGACATCTGCATCATCTGCTCTGACCAGTGCTAACTCTGCTGCCACTTCTGCAGCGAGTGCTGCTGCTGCAGTCGCTGCATCCTTTGATGCTAAAGGGGATTTACTGGTAGGTACAGGGGCAGGAGCCTTTGACCAACTCTCAGTAGCAGCAACTGCTGGCTATGTTCTAGCAGTCAACAGCGCAACAGCAACTGGACTTGAATGGCAGGCACCGAATCAAGGTGACATCACTGCAGTCAATGCTGGCACAGGACTTACAGGTGGTGGAACTGCTGGCTCTGTCACATTAAGCCTTGATACTAGCGCAGTAATTCAACCAACAATCTTTGCCGCTAAAGGTGATATACTAGCCGCTAGCGCCAACGATACACCAGCAGTTCTAACAGTAGCATCAACGGATGGATATGTTCTTACAGTATCTTCTGCAACAGCAACAGGACTTGCGTGGGCTGCAGCACCGTCAGGACTACCATCTCAGACTGGAAACTCAGGAAAGTATTTAACTACGAACGGAACAACTGCTTCGTGGGCATCAATCGTAACCGACCCAACACCGTCAGTATTTATGCTGATGGGCGCTTAAAGGAGAAATAACTAATGGCTAAAAAAGTCCTTGGGCAATCCAACCCATCAGCGACAACAGCAACAACCCTCTACACAGTTCCTTCTGCAAAGGAAGCGGTAGTATCTAGCATCTCAATATGTAACCTAGCATCATCATCTGCTACATACCGTATCGCTATCCGCCCTGCTGGAGCAACTTTGGCTAACGTTCACTACCTAGCCTATGATGTAACTGTAGGTGCTGCTGATACCACCATCATCACAGTAGGTGTAACCCTTGCTACTACCGATGTCATCACTGTATACGCCTCTACCGCTAACTTGGTATTCCACGCATACGGAGATGAGGCTTCGGTCTAATGTCCATCACTAGTGTCAAGTCTGGTGCGACAGGTATCAGCCTGGCACTAGACAACAACTTTATGGAGCCTATCGCTACTACCCTTGTGGGTAGTAGTGGGGTTAACACGGTTATCTTCAACGACATACCGCAGACCTATAAACATTTACAGTTAAGAGCCATAACTCAATCTAATAGAGCAACATACTCTCGTGATGAATTTGTTATTAGATTTAATTCAGATGTTGGAAATAATTATTCTTGGCACTCAATTTATGGAAGCGGAACTTCTGCAAGCGCTCAACAAGAAACTAACATTAATCGTATTTTAGGTCAAGATTGCGTAGGCGCTAATGGTTGGTGGGGCAATGCTGTTATAGATATTCTTGACTATACAAATACTAATAAAAATAAAACAGTTAGATTTCTTGCTGGATTAGACACTAATAATGCTGGTGCTAGTGGATTTAATGGAGCATTAGTTTTTACTTCTGGTAACTGGAGAAATACAGATTCAATTAATTCCATTAGCATTGTACCGACTCAAGGTTCTGCGTGGAATCAGTACTCACGCTTCTCACTATATGGTATAAAGGGGTAGACAATGGCTGCTAAGACAGGCACATATACTCTGATTGCTAGTAGTACTTTAAGTAGTACTTCTGCTACTGTTACATTCAGCAGTATTCCTGGAACATATACTGATTTACTATTAGTTGCAAGCGCAAAAGGCACTGGAACTGGAGATATAGCACTACGATTTAATGATGATAGTGCAACCAATTACTCTGCAACACATTTATATGGAACTGGAAGTGCTGCTGGAAGTATAAGATATAGCGGTGATACTTTTGCAAGAATAGATTATTATGGTTATTTGGAAACAACTGACTTTACCGTAAACCTTGCTAACATAATGGATTATGCAAACACAACAACATATAAAACCGTTTTATCTAGAGCAAGTCACGCGGCTAATGGAACAAATGCTGGAGTTTCTCTGTGGCGCAGCACATCTGCTATTACAAAAGTAGTAGTAATGATAACAAATTCATCACAATTTGTTTCAGGCTCCACATTCAAACTCTACGGCATAGAGGCAGGTAATCTCTAATGGCGCTACAACTGTTTAAGATTGCATCTACCACTGTTGAGAGTCCACAGGCTACTGTTGAATTTACATCTATACCTTCTGGGTATACTGACCTTAAAATTGTATATTCTGGAAGAAATAACAGAGTAGATACAACAGACCATATTTTAATAGGATTTAATGGTGGAACAACATCTATAACAAATAGACAGTTGTATGGGTTTGCAACTTCGGTAGGCAGTATTACTTCCGTGCCCAGAAGCGTGGGTTATGTAAACTCAGCAAGTGCAACAACAAATACATTTTCAAATGCTGAAGTGTATATTCCTAACTACACATCATCAAACTATAAATCTTATTCAGCAGATAATGTTGATGAGATGAATAATTCTGGAGATAATGGATTATGGTTAACTGCTGGTTTATGGTCTAGTACATCTGCTATTACTTCAATTAGTTTAACAAGCAATATCGGTACTGCTTTTGTTGCCAACTCAACCTTCACCCTATACGGAGTTCTATAATGGCTATTAGAAGTCTTAAGACTGGACAGTTTAGTAGGAGTGCGCTAGTCGGCAACCCCGTCATTATGCCTGGCTCCTATGAATCTATTGCTAGCGTTAATGGAACTGGAAGTGCTACCTATGTAGAGTTTACTAACATTCCAAGCACATACACACATTTACAAATTAGAGGAATTATTCAACCAAATAATCCTTCTGGCGGTGGAGCAACATTTGCTTCAATGAGAATAAATGGCGATACAGGAACTAATTATACTCATCATTACTTACGAGGTGACGGCGCTTCTGTTACCGCTGTAGGTGGTGGTTCACAGAACTATGGTCTTGTGGCGCTTTCTACACAAGGCAATGCAACAAATGTTTTTACTGGCTTTGTAATGGATATTCTAGACTATGCAAATACAAATAAATATAAAACCGTTCGTACATTGGGTGGATACGATAACAATGGTTCAGGAAATGTTGCTTTAATATCTTGCCTGTGGTTAAGTACAAATGCAATTACATCAGTAAGAATATTTGCTAACGATGGATTAAATTTAAATGTGAGTGCAAATGCTAAATTCGCACTATATGGGGTGAACTAATATGCCAGCAGGAAAAACATATACACCGCTTGCTACTACTACTCTGAGCAGTGCTGCTGCTTCTGTCACATTCTCTAGCATCAGTGGTAGTTATACTGATTTGGTTTTGGTTGTATCAGGAGTTACAAGTTCTGGAACGGAAGCAGTAGCAGTTCAATGCAATAGTGATACAGGTTCAAATTATTCTAGAACTGTTTTATTGGGTAATGGGTCAACTGCAAGTAGTACGAGAGCAACTAACCAAACAAGTTCGGGGTTGGGTGTTTTAGATTCCGCAACACAAGGTAATACTATTTATCATTTTATGAATTATTCAAACACCACAACATATAAAACATTTATTGCTAGAGGTAATGTTTCTAGCGAACAAGCAAGAGTGGCTGTTGGCTTATGGCGTTCCACTTCGGCGATTACTTCTATTACCGCTTTAGTGACAACCTCTTTTGCAATCGGTACAACCTTTACCCTCTACGGAATATTGGCGGCATAGACAATGGCTTACACATACAGCAAGATAGCAACCTACACTGTTGGTAGTGGTGGTGTGGCAAGTATATCATTTTTAAATATACCTCAAACATATACTGATTTAATTGTGTCAATCTCTGCTCGTTCTACTTTTTCTGATAATGGTGTCAGTTTAAGAACTTCATTTAACAATGACACAGGCAATATAACTGTACGAGAATTGCGAGGCAGCGGAAGCGCGGCTGCTAGTTATAGTATTACTTACGGACAGACAGGTTATTTAACTGCTGGTTTGGATACTGCTAATACTTTTGGTTCAGCATCTATTTATATACCAAACTACACCTCATCAAATTATAAATCTTCATCTGCTGATGTCGTCTCTGAGAACAATGCTACTGCAGCCTGGGCTGTTTTATCTGCTCGCTTATGGTCATCAACTTCTCCAATTACAACAATTACTCTTGCACCTGCTGATGGCAACTGGGCACAGTATTCATCAGCACACCTATACGGCATAAAGGCGGAACTATAGATGGCTTCTATCAGTCTTAAGTATAAGAGCAAGCAGGGTAGCCTGACTGCTCCTGGTGATGTAGACCCTGGCGCTATGATTCCTATTGCTACTACTACGCTAAGTACGGCTACTGCTACTGTTACCTTTAGTTCTATACCTCAAGAGTATGAACACTTACAAATAAGAATGATAACTAGAAGTACAAATACAGCATCAACTGGTGGAGATTGGGTCTTTATAAGATTTAATGGTGATACTGGGTCAAACTATACTTGGCATAGATTATACGGTAGCGGGGCTAGCGGTTCTGCAGATGCGGCAACATCTCAAACAAGCACAAGAGTTGGAGTTAGTCCAAGAGACGGAACTACTGCTAGTGCTTATGGTGCTGGAGTTTGTGATATTTTAGATTATACAAATACTAATAAATATACAACTCAGAGAAGTCTTGTAGGAAATGATAGAAATGGTTCTGGAGAAATTGTATTATATTCTGGATTATGGCTTAATACAAATGCAATTACAACCATAACGCTTTTGCCAGAACAAGATAATTTTAAGCAATACTCATCCTTTGCCCTATACGGCATCAAGAGAGCAGGTGCATAATGCCATTACCCTCAACGATGATTCCTATTGCTACTAATACTCTGGGTAGTGCAACGGCATCTGTGACATTTAGTAATTTGCCACAGACTTATACCGATTTAATATTAGTAACTAATCTAAAATCAGCAGTAGCAAAAGACCTTCTTTATAGAATAAACAGCGATTCGGGAACTAATTATTCTTGTAGAGCGCTTAGTGGAACTGGAACAACTGTGTCCAGTGATAGCACTACATCAAGCAGTTATGGTTATCTTGATATGTATGGCTACATTGAACCAGGTGACGGGCAAATGGCAATATCGCAATGGAATAATTATTCTAATACAACAACATATAAAACTGTTATTAGTAGAGCATCAAATAGTGCTAATGGTGTGACTATGGTAGTTGATATGTGGAGAAGTACATCCGCAATAACATCAATTACTTTATATGCAGGAACTGTTGGAACTAATTTTTCCTCTGGTTCAACTTTTACCATCTACGGCGTAAAGGCAGCGTAACTATGGCTAATATGATTCCTATATCCACAGTCACCGTAGGTAGTGGCGGGGCTAGCACAATTGAGTTCAATAATATCCCACAAATATATACCGATTTATTGATAGTATGTTCAGCAAGAAATGCTTCAAGTAACGGCATAGATATGGGTATGAGGTTTAATGGAAATTCAGGAACTAATTATTCGTATCGTTCGTTGTACGGTAGCGGCTCTACCGTGTCATCTGGTTCTGCTTCAAGTGAAACTTTATTTACCCGTGCTGGGTTGAACTCTGGGTCAAGTTATACAGCAAGCACTTTTGGAAATATGAGATATTATATTCCTAACTATACTTCATCTAACATTAAAAGTATTAGCGTAGATGGTGTCAATGAACAGAATTCAAGCACTGCATATGCTCAACTCATTGCTGGTTCGTGGGGTCAAACATCGCCAATTAGTTCAGTAACACTTTATGTAAATTCAGCAAATACATCAGACAACTTCGCCCAATATTCTTCGGCTACCCTCTACGGTATCCGCAAGTACTAACCCGAAAGGAAAGCAATGACAGACACAAAAATCGTAGTTGACTGCACAACAGGGGAAACCCAGGTCGTCACTCTTACTGCCGAAGAAATCGCGCAGCGTGAGGCAGATGCCCAAGCCTTTGCAGCAGCAGAGGCAGAACGCCTTGCAGCAGAAGAAGCCAAGGCACAAGCCAAGGCATCAGCCGAGGCTAAACTTGCAGCACTTGGTTTGACTGCTGACGAAATCGCAGCACTGGCTAAGTAGATAAAGCGAGGGGACAATGATACAAAAGAATGAAACTGTAGCAATCGGCTGGTGTGACAATGGCACAACTGATGGCAAATTCACTGAAGGTCTAATGACCGCAGTACTTGCTGGTGGTGCCAACGGTATGCCTATTCACACCAGTATCCGAGTCCAAGGTAATCAGATTGGCAGACAACGCCAAGTACTCTTTGACCATTGGGCAGATAAGATTAAGACTGACTGGATACTCTGGGTAGATTCAGACATAGTCCTTAGCCTAGATGCTATGGCTAAACTGTGGAAGACAGCAGACAAGATAGCCAAGCCTGTTGTATCAGGTGTCTATTTCATCTCTAAGGAGAATGAGGGTAGCCTGATGAAACCATTTCCAGTCTTGTTCAACGATGTATCTGAATATCAGATTCAGTATATACACCCACTGCCAGACAATGAAGTTATTAAGATAGATAACGCTGGCTTTGGATTTGTATTGATGCATAAATCTGTAGTGCCAAAACTACGGGAAGCACACCCTGGCAAGGGTATGTTTGTAGAGACTGGCGATGGGGATGATGACCATTTTATTGGTGAGGATATCATTTTCTTCCGCCGTATGAAGGCGGCTGGCATACCACTACACGCACATACTGGTGCTTTAGTTAAACATATTAAACGCTTTAGTCTTGACTATGACTACTATGCATTGTATTGGTCTAATCAACATTTAAAAGAGAAACTTAAAGAACAGCAAGGAGAGTAAGTGGCTGGTCGTGATATTACCGAAGGTCGCTCTAGTAGAGCGATTGCAGTTGACGTAGGTGTTGTATCTGATACATCTATCTGGCAGAACACTGACATTGCTTATGATACTGCTTTAGGCGGTATGCCGTTTATCTATGCTATTTCCGACCAGCGTCCTTATATCCGCCAGACTGCACCTTACCGAAAGGAACAGTTTGATAATCAGACTGAACCTGGTGAGCAGTCTCTAACTGGGTGGTGGATAAGAAGCCAGTCCTCGTTTCACGACGGGACTGGCATTATTTTTTATGACCCTGCTTTAATTCCTGGAGAAGGTACATTCCAGTATGCAGACAGCAAAGGCGTAGATGTTTGGACTGAGGGTGAAGTAACACTACTTAAGTCCAGCACTCAAGGGCACGAAATGACTGGCTCTATTGCATCTAATGGTCGTGCTAGCCAGTATATGCGTAGCATTCAATGGTCTGGTACTAACGGTGTACTCGTACTAGACGAATACGATGTAGACAAAATTGATACTGCTGGGACTGTTACTCATTTTATTGACTATAACTCTGGCACTGATGACCGAGTTTATGCTATCTGTGACGATGGTACCGATGCTTACTGGGTAACTAATGATACAGGTCCATCAGGTAAGTTAGAAGTAAATAGAAAGCCACTTATAGGCAACTCGTCTACATCCGCTACTGTTATGTTTACGGCTAATGGTATTACCGTAACCAATGCAGTGATGGAGTTTGTTAAAGAACGTATTGTTATGTGTGCTAATAATGCTGTCTATGAATTTACATCAGCAGCATCAGCACTACCTACAGCAGTCTATACACATCCAGCAACTACTCACATATATACCAGCATTACAGCATCAGGTCCAGCAATCTATATTTCTGGCTATAACGGTATTCAGTCAACCATTCAGAAGTTTACACTCAGCACAGCAGGTGCTATGCCGACGCTTACGTCGGCGGTAGTAGCAGCAGAACTACCAGTTGGTGAAATAGTTCATCGTATCTTTTACTATCTAGGATATATGGCTATCGGCACTAGCAAAGGTATTCGTATTGCCACAGTCAATGACCAAGACGGTTCACTTACTTACGGTCCTTTGCTTGTTGAAACCGACCAGCCTTGCTATGACTTTGCCGCTAGACAGAATTATATCTGGTGTGCAACGGGTGTTGATGGCAACCCTGGAGTTATCCGTATTGACTTAGGTAATGAACTATCACCATTACGCTTTGCTTATGCTAACGATTTATATTACTCGGGAGTAACTGGGCATTACACCACATCGTGTGCTTTCTTGGGCACAACTGACCGTCTTGCCTACTGCACAACCTATGCATCATCGGCTAACGGGTACATCTACTCAGAATCTGCCAGCACTCTAATGACTACTGGCTATCTTACTACTGGTTATATCCGTTATAACACTCTTGAGCCAAAGAATTTTAAGCGCCTTGTAGGACGCGGCGACTTTACTTATGGCTCTATGACACTGGAAACTGTAGATAAAGATGGCACAGAATATGACCTAGTCTCATATGATGTATCAGTTCCGCCAGTAGAAGTAACTACTAGCCAGCCAACAGGCTCACAAGAGTACATAGCCTACAAGTTTATTCTTTACAGAGACGGCACAGATAACACTAAAGGTCCTATCTTCAAGGGCTATCAGGCAAAGGCGACTATCGCTACTCCACGCCAAAGACTCATTAAGTTTCCTGTCTTTAACTATGACATTGAGACAGATAAGTACAATGTAATGGTTGGCTACGAAGGACGTGCAGTTGCACGTGTGGCTCAACTAGAAACCATTGAACAAAACGGTGATGTCATAACCTGGCAGGATTTACAAACTGGCGAATCTCGCCAAGTTGTAGTTGAGCAAGTTACTTTTACCCGACAAACTCCACCAGACAGGGGGTTCTCTGGCTATGGTGGAATCATTGACATACTTATAAGGACTGTATAAATGAATCCTGCTGACTGGGCTGGCATAGCCGTATCTATTGTGACACTTATTTCTGCACTAGCAATGGGTGTCAAACATCTAACTAAACATTATTTATCAGAACTTAAGCCCAACGGTGGCTCCAGTCTTAAGGATAAAGTAAATGGTTTAGAAACTAAGGTAGATTTACTAACAGATTTAATTAAAGAAGCACTAAAGAAATGAGGGACAATGAAACCTACGGGAAAACCTGTGGCAGGGAAAGCCACGCCTGCGGCTATTGCTGTTCTGAGACAAGCGACAGCATTATTTCCGAAGCGCAAGAAACTGTCCGACGGGCTTTTGCCGTCGCCAGCCCACCTACGTATGAGCCCCAATTCGGACCACAATACTGGGCTAGCAGTAGACCTGACCCACGACCCTGACAATGGCGTAGATTGTGCAATCATTTTTGAAAAATTTAAAGAAGATAACCGCATTAACTATCTTATCTTTCAAGGAAAGATTTGGTCACGGGCTAGACGCAAAGAGGGCAATCGCAAGTACAGTGGTAGCAATCCTCACAATAAGCACCTACATATTTCTATTGATAGGGCTTACAGTAATGACACTAGCCCTTGGTTCTGGTGGTTAAATCAACCTAAAGTTCTCAATCAGGTAAAGGCTAAACTGCAACCTACTCCTAAAAAGAAAGTTGCTGTTTCTCCTACGCTTGTATGTACCTGTTGCAAGGTGCACCGTGCTACTGCCTGAAGGAGAACCTAACCCATTACTAGACTGTGATGGGTGCAATGCAGAAGGTGCTTATGTCTATAAAGGCTGGGCATTCTTATGCGGTAAATGCATAGAAGAAAGAGAGAGTTAATGGAAACTCTAAAGCAACTATCCCTATCTTGGTTCCGTGCTGCAGCATCTGCTGCTATTGCACTCTACCTTGCAGGAGAGACTGATGTTAAAGTTCTAGGAACTGCAGCACTCGCTGGCTTCCTTGGACCTGTCTTAAAGTGGCTAGACCCATCTGCCACAGAGTTTGGACGCGGAGCACGATAGCCCCGTAAACGCCTCCTAAGGCGGTTTTTAGACACGAATAGACCCCTTTACCTAGTCCGATATAGGTAGAGGGGTCTTTTCTGCTTTCTCCCAGTCTTCCCCTAACTAGAAGAAACCTCATTGATTATCAGGTTGTGCCAATACTGAGGGTAGTCTGAGGCATTGACAAAGACTACTAGGTCCCGCTCTTTGGTATCCCAACGGGTATGAAAGACTGGCTGTAGGTGGGCTATCTCTCTGGCTGGGACTACAAGTATGCCGTCTGAATATCTAAAGCAGATACGGTGGTATGAATAATCTGTATCTGTATATGGTGGTGCAATCATAATCTGCTGTAGTTTGTTGAACGGGAAGATGGCTGGCTTGCTGCTGTCTGTCTTGAGCCATTTGATTTCTAGGTCTCCGATATAGTTCTCTCTGCCATTGCCGTGCATTACAGTGATATGAAAGTCGGTAAAGAAGAAGCGCGGTGTTGGATATAACTTCCAGTTAATGAAGTAATCCGTCAGCGCTTTGGCTGCTATCTGTTCCCGCTTGCCATCACTTGCTATCTGCCGTATAGGTTCAAGCGCCACGTCTATTTAACTCCCACTCTGGTAGTACAGGTTTGGCTGTAATGCCAAGTTGTCTGCGAATTAACTTACGCTTACGCTCAGTAGTTCCTGCCCAGTATCCAAGTACTTTGTTGTTTAGCGCATAGTCTAAACATTCATTGTTGGCTGGGCAGCCTTGACAAATTCTAAATAACATCCGCTCGTTCATATACTCGCCAGAGTCTTTGCTAAACCACTGCTCAGTATCGGTGCCTTCGCAGGCTGGTCTGTTTTTGAATTCAATCATTACCACTCAACTCCAATCCAAAAGAAACCAAGGTCTATATCTGCGTGCCAACGACTAATGCAAAAACCAAATCCAAATCTAGTTAGGCTGCCACCTATAACCAAAGTAAATCGTTTATAGTTCCAGCCGTTGCTGTACCTAAGTTTCATTTAGCCTCCTGTTTTATAGAATCCAGTACCTTTAAAGTGTACTGGGTTTGCTGTCCAAATCCTAATCATTGTCTCACCGCATAGTTCGCAAGGAATAGGAAGATTGTTGGTTGTTTCAGTAATACTTCCGCAAGACTTACACTTAAAATCATACGTCGGCACAACCATCTTCCTCTCCGCTAGGTGTGGGTAGAGTTATCATACTTCCGCAACTAGCACACTCAGCATCTGTAAAGTAGAAGGCAATCTCACCATCTACAAATCCACCTAGCATTACAAAAATATCACAGCCACATACACATACTTCTGTTGGTTCACCACGCAAGTCCATTGACTTGCTATAGTCCACTAAATGAAGCAGGTCACGAATATCCTTACTCGGTTCGGTCATCATCTTCTTCAATGACTGGGGCATCTTCATCTGCAAAGGGACGCCATCCGCCTAAGTTTCTAATCAGGGAATTGATAGCACGCTGAACTTTCATTCTGGCACCATCTGGTGTTGTCTTTAAATCCTTGGCTATCAGGCTCCACTCATTATTGTCTGTGCTGAATCTAACCCGTAGCACATTTTGTTTTGCCTCTGTGAGCCGATAGAAAGCGGTGGCTATGTCTGACCGTAGCACTAGCCAGTTGTTGCCATCATTGCTGGGGTCTGACTTGACTGCCTTAAAGTTTAAGTCTTTAATCTTGGCTGGCATTTCATATGACTCAGAAATAATGCTGGGCATAAACGCCTCTATGACTGTTGCGTCATAGTAGTACAGGTCAAGCAACTCGTATCCGACCGTCTTTGCTTTTTCTTTTTCGCAGTACTTGATGGCTGCATTGCGGAGGGATTTTGCTATGAGTTTGTCTTTATCTTTTTGGTCTAGTGCTGACCATTCGGAATATTTATTGGGATGGGAAATGAACCAAAGCCATAATATCTGCTGTATATCCAGTGCATCTATCATCGGATAGCGCCTGTGATACTCAACTGCTAGTGATGAAACTAGCGAGTCATACTCAGTTATGTACTCCTGGTTCATCTATGCCTTCCCACTGCCCCCTTTGTACCAATAGTCCGATTATGGCATAGTTTGCCAAATCAAGCAGCGTATCTTCAATAGATTCATAGTTCGGCGTGTCTATCTTTTTATAATACAGATGCTCCAGCCGTGTCATCTTGTCGTGCATACGAACTACGATGCCATTCATAGCACCGCCTGGTGCTTGACCGATATTGTTAGGACCGTAGTCTGCGTGCTTACGCACCATAGTTATCTTAAGTTCTGACAGGATGTCATCAAAATGTTTAATGTCCTTCATCTAATACCTTCCGTAGTTCTGTATCTAAATCTGAGGTCAATTCTATAACAGTAACTTCGTCAATAAATTCCTGTGCTTCACCCTGTGCGGATGCCACAAGGAAGTTGGCTAGGATTGTGAGCAGACTAAGCCCTACCTTTGGGTCTTTTTTAGTGTGAATATATACATCTCTGAGTGCTGATAATAGGTCTATACCTTTGGTGTCTGTGATAGGTAGTCCAATAATCTTTGGGTTCTGCTCTATGTAATCCCATACTGACTCATCGCTCGTTGATGCATTTTCTGATTCGCTCATCTAACCAACCTGCCCCTTCCTGTAATACGATGCTATTGACATCGTGCCCTTCGGGCATCTGAACTATATTCACATTGCCTAACTCTCTACTAATCTTCTTGCCGAACTCTAGCCCTGGACTATCACCATCTGCTAGCACAATAACTGTATCAAAGTCGTCAAGTATTTTGCTGTAATAGGGCTTCCAATTGTTAGCACCTGGGATGCCGACTGCTGGATGTCCTGTCTTAACTACTGTTGTGATGCAGTCAATCTCACCTTCGGTGACGCAGACATAACCATCTGCAGTGAGTACTGACTGTGCATTAAACATTGTTGTCTTAGCCCCTGGCAGACCTATGTACTTAGGGTCTTCGCCGTGGATGCTACGAAAGCGCAGGTCAACCACGCCTGATGGCGTGATATAGGGAATTACTAACTTACCCTTGTAGCCTTCGTGACCTGGTAATGGATTGTCCACTACTCCGATATGAAACTTCTTTGCTTCTTCTACCGACAGACCCCGTGTTGCCAGATAGTCTGTTGCTTGATGTATGTGCTGGGCGTACTCTGTCGCCGCCTGTAGGAGAAACTGTCTCTGCGTACTTGACAGCCTCACGATAGTTGCCTCCTTCTCTGTGCATAATCAAATCGTATACGTCACCACCAACGCCACAACCGTGGCATTTAAATCTGCCTTCATCAAAGTTAATACCTGCTGATGCGTGTTTGTCTGGGTGGAATGGACAGCGCATCTTGCGCCAGCCACTGCCCACCGCTGGCAGTCTGGCGCCTATATGTTCTAGATAGGCAGCAATACTATGTTTGTCCATCTGCTTTCTTGAGCAGTGCTAGCCATACCTGTGCTGGCATACTGGCATACCACTGACCAACATCTCCTTTGCCTTTGCGCTTGTGTAAGACTACTCCTGTCCAAGCATTGTCATTCTTCATCTCTACTTCTAACTCTGCTGTCCAGCCTGCAAGGTCCATCTTTGCGTGGTTCTTAATCTCAATGGTAACTCCTGGCACACCGCTTATATCGCCTTTGTCTAAGGTTGCTCCTGCGAGTCTGCGGTCTGCGTACTTGTAACCATTGGCTTTAAGCCAAGCAACTACATCACGTTCTGCTTGGCTGCCCTTGCGTTTGGCTGCGCTACTCAATTGCTGCTCTTGCTACCTTCAATACCTCTGATTGTACTTTGTTGTAAAGATTATCGCTGTTGTATAACTCATCAACAATAATGTTCCACTCACCATCTGATACTGCTGCTCCTAAAAGAACTTCAATATCTTCACGGCTGAATGAACAATCCCATACTTTAGTTTCCATACATCTGCTCCTGCATATATTTAACTTGGACATCATCTAGATACATACTGTCAGGGTTGAAGGCTAGGCTGACGTAGTTGTTACCTGTCTGGTCTGCTCGCCCATATCTGTTCTTGACTGGGGCTACGCAGAGATAGGTCTCATCACCCTGCTTCATCTGACCGATAGTTAATACCATTGCTGGTATCTGATTGACAAGACCCTGAATGGCAGAGCGTGGCTGGCAGGGAAAACCCTCAAAGCCTTCCTTGGTATGGTGCAGAACTAGCACGGCTGCATTAGTATCTCTTGCAAGATACTTAAGTTCCTTCATTGCTGCACGCATACCTTGGAATTCTTCGTGACCATCCATTGCAATATCCATCAGGTTGTCAACCACAATAAGTGTTGGACTTCTACCCCATACAGTTTCAAATGCACTGACCTCATCATCTAAATCTTTTAGAGTGGGAGTGGATTCAAAGGACCAGAACAAATGATTGTTCAGGGTAAGAATTTCTTCTGCTTGATGTGGCTCACGCTTGAGCAACTGCTCTGCTGCTGTCTGTGTCATACGACCAGACATTGCAACAAGACGCATTGCCATTGTGTGAGCATTGGTATCTGCGCTGAAGTACAGCGTAGGTACTTTAGATTTGGCTGCGATTGCCAGTGCAACTGATGACTTACCTGCACCTGGAGTGCCAGCAACCATCGTGATTTCTGCACGGCGCAGGATAATTCCTGCTCGTTCAAATGCCGCAAAGGCGGGCGGTAATGGTTCTCCGCCCACCTCTGCTTTGCTAATGCTGCGTTTGAGTGTACGCATTACTTCACTTGGTCAGCGACGAATGTGTTCCACTCTGGTGAACCAGCACGAACATACTGATTCTTGCACTTGTCAAATGCACCCTTTGGTGCTGGGCAGAAGTAACCACGATAAGTCTTACCGTCTTTACCTGTGCCTTGGATAGCAGTCATCTTTCCGTGTGGGCAGTTCTTGCCACCGAGCGATGGAGTACCTGTATATTCTTGAGCAAGATATGTACTACCTGTCTCACGAACTTCTGTATTAATAATGCTTGCGCCAAGCGTTGCTGCTATTTGTGCTGGTGCCATCGGTGCTGATTGACCTTTGGCTGCTGATTCAAGTTCTGTTACTGCTGACTTGATAGCATCTAGTGCTGTTGCTACCAACTGGTCTAGTTCATCTCCGTGCTCTGCACGAACTGTTACTAGTGAACCTGCTGGTGTCTTGACTGTGATACTGATTGGTGCTTCAGTGCTAGCCACTGATTGTCTCCTGTTCTGGAAATGGAGTAGCAAGACCTTTCTTGTCTCGCCACTGTCTGACCTTCATTGCAAATTGTACACCTTTCCAACCCTCTGCAATATCTATCCAAACTAATTTGCATAGACCTGTTCCTGCTGGAAGATGGATGATGATGGCTTTGTCTTTGTTGACATCGCCCCAACTACCACGGCGACCCGTAGCAATATCATACGGGGAGCCGTTAGCATATATCGCTAACTGAATAGCAATGTTATTAGGATGGTCAATGCGACCAGTCTTAATATCTGCAATGAATCTTTCACCTTTATACTCAACAACTCTGTCTGGTGTGCCAGCAATTTTGAATTTATCTAGCACGCAGAATTGTTCTATAAAGATTTTATTAAGTTGTTCTGTTGCTTTTTGGTAGGCAATTAAGTCCCCTGCCCACTCATCTGGAATAGGTCCAAAGTCCTGTCCCAAATCTAGTTTCTCTGCAAATGAATGTAGTGCTGTGCCGATAGTTGCTGCACGGCTAGCGCCTGCAACTTCCATAGCATCTTCAATGTACTTGTTAATCGCCATCTTATCTTCTTGTGCAGCACTGATGGCTAGTAGTAAGTCGCTGCGTACTGTTAAACCTATTGCTGCCATACGCATCTTCCAAGCAGTCAGCGCTGCTGGGTCATCAAGACTATTGGCAATTGTTGTAGCCCGTGTATAAGCAACTGGTTTGCCACCTGCTTTGGGCACAACTAATGGACGACCGTATCGGTCTCGTTCTATTTCTACTCGCATTTGTCTGTCCTTGTCTCCTTGTTAAAAGAAACAGGCTGAGAAAGGAGACTAATCAAAACCCAGCCTGTTTCAGTAGGCAGAGTGTAGCAGATAGAAAGGCGGTTATCTGCTCACTCTGATTTGCTGTGGCATTGGCAATCACAGGGTCTCCTGAGTGCGTGTATACTGATGACCGCAGTACCTGTGCACTCACTGTGTTTGCCTACCATACACTTGCCAGTACGCAGTGCCTCACTATATGTGTGGTCTGCAATCTTAGGCATTTGATTACTGCTGGTCTACATCATTGACATCTATTGAATAGTCATCAACGGTGTTGCCATCAAACTCTACAGTTAGATTGTTTTCTACTTGGTCTCTGGCATCATCCTCTGAGTCTGCCTCAATATCAGTTACTGTGAATTCAATTCTGCCAGTGACTGTATACATACGCCTGAGTTTGTCTGCACCAATAGAGTCAAGTAGTTCGTTTACATCTTCAACTGTACAGGTAATCTCATCACTACCTGAATCATAGCGTTCATTGAAGAAGTCATAAACTTCTTGACGGATAGTAAGGTTTCTAGTTCTTACTTCATTAGCAGTGTTCTTGTAGTACTGAAGGTCATTGATGACATTCTTAATCATTTCATCTGTGTACTTGACGGTGGTGCCGTCTGCATTTGTGTGTAAGTATTCCACTTTAGTCTCCTATTTCTTTTACTGTAGTTATTTCCCAGTCGTGGTCTTCGTGAGAATCATCAAGAATATCACTGACTAATTCCGATGCGTGTAGTTCATCTTCTGCATCTATTGTGTAATCCCTGTGTGTGCTGATTGCTTCACTTACAGTTCTTACTTTGTACTTTGGCATATAGTCTCCTATGCTGTTAGTAGTTCTAATGCACGCAACTTGATGTTGTCGCTGGCACCAGACATCGTCCTGATGCCCAGCGATTTAGCCTTGTTTGGCTTACCGTGGTCTGCGTATTCAACAACTGCTTGCCACAATCCGAACTCGGTGTCACGGATATTCTCTTGTGTTGGGCTGTTGGCAAAGATGTTCATTGCAGTATGCCGTGCAAAGTTAGCGTTGGTGCGTTGCTTTTTCTCACCCTGTGATAGCAAATGCACTGGTGCATCCTCTATCTTGCTGGGTAATGGGAAGACTTTCTTGAAGTATTCAACTGCTTGGTTACGTGTAACCTCACGCTCTAGCAATACATTCGCTAGGTTGCTGTATTGCTCAATGCTGGAGTAGGTAATGTTAAGAATGTTGCGAACATCATTAACATCTAGTCTTGCATTAGAGGTATGTCGTAGTGTATATGTGTGCTGTTGATTTTTAGCACGGAAGATTTTGTTAATCTGATTGCTGCACCATAGACGCTCAATGATAGGGCGGATAAGAACTGAACCGCTACCATCGTGTGTAGTTTTGGCTAGCAAGAATGCTGCGTGTGGGTCGCCTTTAATCTCCATCTCATTAGGTAGTTGCAATAGCATCCATACCTTTGCCCCTGCATCGTACTCACCTGCTGCTGCATAGCGAGCATCGCCTGAATCAATCAGGGTATCTAGCACGGAGAATACTTCTGCGTTTTGAAATGGTTTGTATTTAGTGCCAACAATACCAAGAGGAATAACTTCTCCTGTTGGTGTTGTCTTAACAACTGCTTGTTTGTTTTTAACTGGGATGTGAACTGGTAGTCCCTGTCCAGGAATCTGGTAGGTAGTAGTTACATCGTGTAATGATACTGTCCAGTCAAGACCTGCTTGTCTGGATACATCACTGGCTGATGTTGCCGTTACTGCAACACCTGATTTAATCCACGCCGACATATTCTTCGGCGCTACTTGTGGTCTGTCCACAACTGTGGTTGTCATACTGTCTCCTTGTTTCTGTTATCTATCATTGCTGCTATAACTCGGATGTCATCACACCACGAGTCGGTACCTTGCCCGACGAGTGGATGCTCTGAGTGTTTGTCAACTATATCCATAGCCTCTGACATAGATGATGCCGAGACTATGTAGTCAACCTCTACCGTAACTCGGTATTGGTTCATAGGTATTTACTTATACTGCCATACGTGGCTGTATTAATAGTCTCTGCCTCTGACATCTTAAGAACACGAAGTGCGTTCTCAATTTCTTCTTTGGCATCTCGGTATTGCCAGTCGTGCATTGATTCAAAGTCACGTTTAGGTTCTTCAGGTAGTTTAATTGTACCTGCTGGCAAAGTAAATACAACCCTAATAGTATTGTTGTATCTTGTTTCAGCATCTAATTCTTCTGCTTTAGAAATTTTAGACACTGCTAATTTGGCAATTTGTTTTTGCCAGCGTTGTTTTGTTGCTTCAAACTTTGCCTCATTACTTGCTTGGTTTTTTTGATTGGTATCTAACTTAACAAGTGCCTGTTCAAGTGCTTTGATTACCTTGAGCCTAGACACAGGTACATTGATACCTTGATTGCGTCTTGCCATTGTTGTCTCCTTTATTTGTTGTATGTTCCGTGTTCGCAGGTAGCGGAACAACCCACCCTCCAAATCGCTATTGGAAGCGGTGCGAGTCTTGTCAGTGCCGACTCCAGGCAGACATAGCCGCAGGAGCGAGATAACAAGAATTCTAATACCAACCGTGCTTGCGCCAATGAGCCCAAGCAATTGATGGTTTGCCATACCTATGTTCAATGTACGCCAAGCCACGAGCAATCTGCTCGGGCGCAGGCGTATTAGGTTTCATACCTAGTATCTGTGGGATACCGAAGGCTGTTGACTTAGGGTTGTCTGCAGTGTGGTCCCACGCAGATTCTTTACCCCAAAGTTTGAGCAGTGCTTTGTATTCTGAATGACCCCACGTCTCATACTGTGCTGAGATGAGAGCCTTCGCATAGGATTTGCTCAAGGACTTCGTCCAGCGTATCTCTTTCTTTGTTAAGGGCTTGTTCTCGTCCCTGTGCTGCAGCCTGTCGGCTACTGCTATTGCGTATGACTGACTGGGAAAGAGAGCGGATGACAGAGTCAATGCCCAACTGAATAGCGCGGCTAATCTGTTCTTCATTTAGTACTCCATCTGTATAGGCAATAGCCAATTGCAATGAGGTATAGCCAGGTGATTCCTGTTGAGATGTGTGGAAAGACAACTTCATACATTTTCCTCTCCTAGTTCTATTAGAATAACATTAAGTGTATTACGGACTAATGTCCATTGCCGCTCGTCTTGTTCCCAAGACTTGCTGTGAAAGTATCTGACTTGATAGTCGGCTGTATCTCTATGCCTTTTGACTATCTGAATAGCGGTCTGCGTATCTGGCTGATAGGTCTTCAATGGTTTCATTGAACTTGTTTACCTCCCATATTAGTTGGTCTAGCCACTTGTTAATATCCTGTAGTTCTTTGAGTAGGCTCATACATATTTTCCTATCACATCGTTGGTGTGTCCTGCCTTCAAGCCGTATTCTTCTTCAAGAACTCGGGCATAGATAGCCTTGAATTCTTCTGGTCTTTTCTTGGCTAGCACTCTGAGTGCTATGCCATAGGCTTTAGTTCTGTTCTTTGCGACTTCCTCTTTTTCTGTCACGATTAGACTCCCATCTTTGCGAAGGCACAGGTCTGGCATAAGTAATAGTCCTCATCGTTCTTGTCATAGACTGGTATTACTAATTGCCAGTCACACTTTGCGCAGGTTGCCTCAAAGTATTTACTAGTCATTGTAAGTCTCCTCTCGGTCTTCTCCGAATACAGATACCCAGCAGTCTGGATGCATCCCGCTGATTATCTGCTCCCGAAGGGGCACTGTCAAGGATTTGAATGCGTTTTGTACATACTCACCGCGGAGATAGGTGAACAACTCGTTTTCCTCCACCATAATTGTGCCAGTCTTGTAGCAGACTGGACATCTGCGGGTTGCGAATGCTGTCATCATCGGCGTGCTGCCCTTTCTGTTTTTAATAGTCTTACTGCATCACGGTATTTCTTTTCCCAATTACGTGCTGATATAAATAGAACTATGCTCAGGGTCATCTGAGCAATAATGGCAATAGATACTGCAAGTAAATCTAAATTAGATAGATACATAGTTTGGACTCGCTTTGCTCCACGGATTACTTGTCTGGTTTTGGTTAAAAAAAAGTAAAGCGGACTAGCCGAGCCGAAGCCCGACTAGCCCGCTGGTTACTTAGGAAAGAACTTCCAACTCGGTAACGATTTGGTTATCGTACCACTTGGTTTGCCCTTTGTCTTCACGGACTGTGGTGGTCATATAGCCTGTGAGATTGGCGAAGAACTCAGTCTTGTCAGAGATGAGTGAGCGAATCTGTGCTACTAGCGCAGGGTCGGTGATGGTGATTTGGCGTGAAGCGATGAACTTGGCACGCATTTGACCATCTGGTGTGTATTCAGTTTGACGGGACTGAACGATTGCTTTGACGACGTTGCCGTAATCTTTGACTGACTTGACAAGTGCGTTGTTGAACTTGAACTGATTTACTGTATTCATTGCTTAGTCTCCTTTAGACTTTCTGTCGGGGTATCCCCCGTCACTCGGACGGGGGTACCACGTTGGTTGGTTAGTAGCAGATTGGGCAGTCAATTGACTTGTTGTGTGTAAGGTTGCAGGAACCGCATACGACTTCGTTTGCGGTGACTGTGACGGAGGTTTCTAGGTCATACAGCCTGTCAACTAGCATAGCGGTTGGTTCAAGCAGTTCTCCGTCTCGTTCGGTCCAGTCGTGACCTGATGGGAGGTCACGTAGGACTGACATAGGATTGAACTCAGAGACTGCGCCGCCATTGGCTACAGTCCGCTTTCGGACACCGTAGCCAATCACTACATAGTCATCTGACTCGTCAACTATCTGGTGGGCATTGAAGGAATCACGGGCATCCTTCTGTTCCTGACAGTCTGGACATAGTTCGGTTAGCGCTTGGCATCCGTAGCACATAGTTTGGATTGTGATGCCGTTGTCTGTTGTATTCATCTTTACCTTTCTGTTTTCGGTCCTTGTGACGCAAAAACAAGTCACTAATATCGGCAGGCGAGACAGCGGCGCTTGCGCCGACCTGTCATCCCGAGTACGTCTTGAGCCGTCCATCTTTTTTGACTTCAGGCAAAAAAGATATAAAGGCTCAGCGAGGGATTGAGCCGTTGAGCCGTAGAACCACGTGACTAAAGAAGCGCCCACAGATTTTGTCAAGGTCAAAGGCTGGCTGTAAGTTTTGCTGTAACTTTTTATCAGTATTTATAAATAAAAGTTCTGCAAAAGTTCTGCCAGACTTCCTTGACAAAACGGCGATGCCGATACACTTAGATGGCGTCTCCCAGTGAGAGAACACGGAGACGGTGTGGCGCCGAACATAGACCTTGAAGCCATAAGCAAAAGGTCTATGGAGGCAGACAACGGGACGGGCGTGGCTCTGACACGCCGTGCCCGTGGACTCCGTTGACTGTGTGAACGAACGGTCGGAGGCAGAGATTCAGCCAGAGGGCGCGGCGCCCCTGCGACGCGGTGGGGATGGCGCAGTTAGCATTGGCTTTTAGATTTTAATATTAATAGTCCGAGCGCCAGAAACTGTAGTTTATAAGCGAGGCAGACAGACTGCCTGCCAGTGTCCCACTGAACTGTAACAGTACGGCGACAGCCTAACAGGATGGGGTCTCAATGACCCCAGACTGTTTAAATCTGTGCTGTTCTAGTATGAGTAACACTGAAAAAGATTTTCCCGTACAGAAATAGCACCCCTGCACTGTCCTATTTTGTCCGTATTTTATGTGAGTTGTATAACAGTTTTGTTATAAACCGTTCGGAATGGCTGTTTGAACGGATTAATACTATATAGGGGCACAAAGTGCCCACTG